TGTCTTGGCAGCCAAACAGTCCAACTTTTCCACACACACCTTCTTGCCGTCTCCTGTGGGTGCGGTGGGCTCATCGCCAATCCATTCTCCGGGTCCAAGTCTGTAGACGGTGCGGAGCGGACCGACGGTAACGTAGTCGCCAACTTGGACAGTGCGCCCTCCCGAAATGAGCGATTTTGCCTCAGTCTGCGCCACCTCGGGTCGTAGCCCATTCTCCTTGGTCAGATGCCCTATCAGCATCTCCGCGTATTCATCGTCTTCCATGCCGGGTGGTCGCGGCACCACTTCCAATACATCTTTGCGAGTAGGATCCAATTCGGCGTCAAACTTTAGTCCACCCGTCAGCGCCTTTTGCAGATCGCTCTTCATGGCGATCTCAGTGTCATAATGTTTGGCCACTTGCCCCAGACTACACCCGTGATTAGTTGCACCCTCACGTTCTGACGCCAGAGTATCGGACGTCTTTGGGATGTCACCCGCCACAAGAGTCTCGGCGCGGTCTGCCAGTGCTCGCGGCAACGTAGCATCCTTCTGGCTCAGTGAGACGTCATAGAACAACACAGCACCCTTATCGATCCGAAGCATCTCAGCCAACGCCTCGAGTACCAGAGTGTCGTTCCGCAGTCGGTACTGTTTGGCTGCGTTTGGCGGATAAAGTTCTCCGACACGGTATCGCTTAAATGCCTGCGCCCGGATGTTAGCGTAGCGCTGGTTGGCAGACAGCCGCTGTGCCTCTGCCGCCTTAATCTGTCCGATTGCCTCTTGCATTCGGAGCCGCAACACCAGGTTCGCATGGAATGGTAACTTGTTTATCTTGGCGCCAAACGGCTCGAGAGCCCTCTGGACAGTCGGAATGTTAACAGGTCCTGGCTGACGATGATACAGCATGTTTACCAGCTCTTCAGCCTTGGGAGCCAACTTGTTCAGGTACACATCGTACGATTCCATCATGGAACGGAATGGAACCGCCCCAGCGTCTGGTAGAGCGCCATCGGTCGTCTCCTTCCCAGCTTCGGCTAGCTTCTTCATCCGAGCCGCATACGGATGCAATGAATTCGTTAGCATTGCACGATCATAAACATTCCCATGCAGACGTCGCGCCAACTCGGCACCCTCCAGACCCATCGATAGAAAACCGGTGCGCTCCACCTGCTTTTCGGGACCTACAGGAAAGTGCTTGACGATAGTCTCGCCCATAGGTGCTGGGACTTGAGTACCATACTGGCCAATCGGCGTCGCACGCCACGTTAGCATCGGCACTACCTCCAACTTACCCTCTTTCAATGCATACGCCTCGTTCGTTCCGGTGGTGACCACCACCTGAGTGGCTGGTTTTGGCAACGGTACTGGCACTCCCTCACCATCGTCTTCATCTTCGTCTCGGTCTAGTTCTGGAGCGTACGGCTCTAAATATGGCTGGATGGCCATGATAGTGCCGGCCACCCGACCCTTGGGATACGGAGGCTCGTTTCGCTTAGCGTTGTCCTCGGCAATAATCTGCGCCTCGATGATCTGTTCTCGCTGGTAATCGATACCACCTACTTCGTCTGCACCCTCTGTGTCGTAGAACTTCTTAGCGGCGACGGTGGTAGGCAAAAGCCAGAAAGTGGAGAACTCGGGGTCAGCAAGAGCGGCTGCTAGAGGGAAGGGTGTAGGCTGAATGGGCTCGGGACCAAGCGCCACTCCATTACCGCCGATTCGGGTGTGGTCTTGGTATAATATTCGGTAGTTGTTGATGGTGTTTTGGATACGACGAAGAACCCGAGGATCTGGGTTGCTTGGATGCTCACTAAGGAGCGAATCAAGCAGATCCTGCACCTGGTGGTCCAGTGTGTATCGCTGTTCATCTTCGCTAACCGCCACCCTTTGTTGGACTTCGCCAAGAGCGCCCACGAAACGGATCTTGTCGGCACGGACTATGTCTTGTTGGACGTTAGTCATGCGAATCTGTGGACGGGCAGTGGCAGCTAGATCACCGAGGAGGGTGCCTTCCTCGAGCGCTTGTTCAAAGGCGTCTAGATCCTCCTCTGGTGGTGCGACTTCGCCAATGACGTCGGGCTCGTCAGCCTCGTCGGTTTCGTCTGCAAGAGGAGGTGATGGGGAGGGTTGAAGGGGAGGGCCTGGTGCGGCTTCGGGCGATGGGCGGGCGGGAGCAGCTGCGGGTTCAGGGGTCGCCGACTTTGCAACCCGGATAGCGTTGATCCCCCATGCAGGATCAATCCCTCGGTAAGCAAAGTCCAAATACAGTTTCTTCTCACCCACTTGCACCTCAAGCATGTCGTTGGTGATCGAGAGCACCTTGGCCTGCACTACGGACTTGTCGGCCAAGCTCATGTCCAGCGTGTCGCCAACCTTGGCACCAATGAGAGCCACGTAGCCTGCGGTTTTTGGAGTGTAGATGATTCGGAGGGTCTTAACTCCTGGCGGCGCCGAGATCTCTCCATTGCTAATCGGCAACGTTCGCTTGCCCTCAGGGTCCGCGAGGACCAGCTGGGTTGGTGAGAGATAGTTGACAAGGTAGGGTCCATCCACCGTGTCATTGTCTCGAACCAACTGGACGACACTGCCGACCTCAAGGGAAAAGGAAGGTTCCATCCTTCTATCCTTTCTTAGTCTTTTTCTTCATTCCTTTTCCTCCTCTTGCTATTTCAGTTGTCGCTTGTTTGCTTTGCGGACGTCGGCTTGCGAGCCTGTGATGCCTCTAGTTTTTGCGCTAGCGGCAGTAGTTCCTGAAACACCGCAATCACCTCACGGGCCGCCCGCGCCGTCAGATGACTCGCATTGACCGCTGATGCATCGTTCTGGAATACCATCCGCAGCACACCGTTCTTGTCGTGAGCATGGTGCTTGTCAAAACCGACCAATCGGAGCAATCCTGTTTGATTAGTAACCGAATCATATAGCTGGTGCCGGAGCAAGTGCCCCAGTGTATAAGTGTCGCCGGTGATTTCCACATCAAAGGTGTGTGGCGCCAGCGCATCCTTCACCTTGGTCACGTTCAGATTTCCGGCGTCGCCCTTATCGGCGATCTTGGCTAGGGCGTGTTGCAGAACCTCGATTGCTCGCACCAAGAGCCGACCTTCGGTAATCCACCCGATCGATCGGAGCTGCCAGTCGTATGAGTTGTCCCGCTTGAACCTGCGACCTACCTGCTCCTCCCACAGAGTGCGGACCATCGGATCGGTGCTCGGAGTGGGGCCAGCGGCTTCAGCCCATTCGCGCTCCTTGGCTTCCGTGTCCTCGGAGTTGCCGTAGGCACACGTGGATGCAAGAGCGTACGCCGATGAATCACTCGCTACCACCTCTTTCACTGTAGCGGTCAGCTTGAGCGCATCGCCAGGCTGAGTGCCAACCGGTGGCCTAAGTATCACCAACAGCTCATGCTCGCCGGTAATTGGATCGGCTGGCAAAAGCTGCGCCTTTTGCTCGGGGCTGAACTGTTTGTTCGCCTGTGTGTCCCAGAGCTCGAGGTCGGCAGTGGTCACGGTGCGCACCTGCGATGGGTCGTCGTTGCGGACGTTAAGCCGCACCTCAAGGTTGTTGACCAGTTGCTCAGAGGTCGCAGGATCACTCAGCGGATCCACTCCAAATGGAATGCATTCCAAGCGCTGCTTGATGAGTTCATTGTGGAATGGCGTGGTATTGAGAATGATTTCGACTGTGGTGTTGGCCTCTGGAAAGCCCACAATCCCCAGCGTCGGAATACGGCCTAGGATTGTTCGGCGAATCGCATTAGCAACAGAAACGTGAACGCCCGACATGGTGAAATGCTGAGTTCCTTTGATCGTCTTGAAGGGAGTCAGCTGCGGACGCTGAGCCAGTTGGACGGGTGCTGGAGCAGCGGCAGCTGATTCGGGCGAGAGCGCCATGATGTGCTGTCTGTCGCCAAGAGAATGCGTCCAGGTCAATTTCACGACCTGGTGATTACAAGTAGGATAGCCTATGTCGCGGGCGAACCCTATGTTTGGTGTGCTATACTATGGACGAACGTGTCAGCACTCACAGCAGTTACTCCGACAGGTGGCGAAGCAGGGTATCTCAGATAAGCTCCGTTTTGTGCCAGTGGATCAGCAAGTACGCCGAGGCGATCAGCTGATGGCGATCTTGGACAACGGCAGTCAGGTGTTGATTCCGCCAGGAGTTAGTGCTGTTCCAGCGCTTCTGGATATTCGTGACAAGAACATTTACATGGGTCCCGAAGTAGGCAAACGTTTGGCAGCAGAGGCCGAGCGGGCTATCCGGGCTGCGACAGGCGCCGAGAAGGAACCAATGGCCTACACTGACATCAGCGGCGGCACTAGCACCACCTTCAGTTTTGTCGGCGATGATCCAGAGGCATTGCTGGCTAGGGGGACAGGCCGCACTAATCTTCCCAGCCACTTTGCGGGGATCCATGACAACCCGACGATTCCAACAGCACAAGAGGGTGATGTAGGTGCTGGTGGGGGAAAGGTGACCTCAGCAGACTATGATGCTTATCTTGCACAGCGTGACGCAGGGATTGAGATGCCGTCTGCACCGCCGCCGGGCGCCGGTCCTCCGCCTCCACAAGAAGTGTAAAAAGGGGTTGCACCCCCCTACGACCCCCTCGCATATCGTCCTGCGAGACAAAAGCACAGGCAAGACGAGGATATGCAATGGCTGCGCTCGTTAACCCTCTTAGACAACCACTACCGAATTCAAGACAATGGCATCTCTTCTAGGGGCTTTCAACGCTCAGTTGGTCAAGTTTATTGAAGACATTGCCGGAGTTCTCAAGCCCGAGGATGCCGCCGAGGCCATTCGCGGAGTCAAAGCGCTCAAGCTGACCCTTAAGTTGACACCCGCCATTGCGGTCAAGATGTGGCAGGAGTACGCCCAACGCTATTCCGAAGATATTGAAACTGGGAACATTCAGGGCTTCATCAGCCGAGATTACAAGGACGATCTCAAGGACCGAGACACCTCGTGGTTGGAGGCGTGTGAACGCATTCGAAAGTGCGCGATTTACCTTTCACCCAGCAATCAGGATAAGACGATGAAGTATGTCCAACTGCTGACAAAGCTGGCGAATATGTATCAAGCAGAGAAGGCGTCGGCGCCAGTGGGTTCAAAATGGACTTAGGATACCGCATCTGCGGATAGGTAATGTCGGACGAAGTAAATGGTACAAAAAAAGCACCCGCATCGCCAACAGCATTTGTAGCAGGAGCAGAAGCAGGGGCAACACCGACAGAGACAGAGACAGGGGAGCATACGCTGATGGATCTGGTCAGAAACTTTGTAGCTGACTTGCTCCCAACCTTCCCCGAACTCGCGGATTCATTAACACCGATTCCGAACCTGACCGAAGAGCAGTTCATCACCGCCACCGCACCCCATTACGCTAATTCTTTCTTCTATCTCTTGCAGAAAAACGATGCTGTTTTCACAGAGGCAAACAAACATCTTGAGTTTTTGCCCGGGATTGACTTTCGACAGGTGTGGAAGATTGCAGAGGAGTTGTCTGAGGGTACTCGTGATGCCATTTGGAAGCATCTTCAGCTAATCATGTTCAACCTCATCCCAAAAATCAGCGACAAATCGCAATTCGGTGACAGCGCTTCGCTCTTTGAGGCTATCACCCCAGAGCAACTCCAAGAGCAACTTGAGGCTGCTTTTGCTGATTTAGACACAGGCGAAGAGACAACACCAGAAGAAGCCGAGGCGGCTGCCAGTCAGTTTACCGAGCACATTTCGGGGCTTATGGGCGGGAACCTAGGACGTTTGGCCACCGAAATTGCTGAAGAGGTGGGCAGCGAGCTAGGGTTGACTCGGAACGCCACTCAAAAAGAGGTGATGGAATTGCTTCGAGATCCGATGCGAATGATCAAGTTAGTCAAGAAGATTGGCAACAAGCTTCAGGAGAAAATCGCTTCGGGGGAAGTGAAAGAGAGTGAGCTGCTAGAAGAGGCGGCCGAGGTGGTGGGAAAGCTGAAAGAGATGCCAGGGGCAGAGCGGCTTCGGCAGATGTTTGGCGGGGCAGCGGGTTCCAAAGCGTCACAAGCAGCCACAAAAGCGGCGCTGAATCAACGTATTGGCAAAGCCAAGACCCGAGAGCGATTGCAGGCCAAGTTGGCGGCAAAGCGGGCCGAAATGGCGGCGACTCAGGGTGCAAGAGGGGATAGTGGAGGTGTAGTTGGAGGTGTGGAGATAGGCGCAGTGGCGGCAGCGGCAGCAACCTCTGGTATTTCTGGAGGAGACGTCAACGAGTGGCTGCCGGAGCAGCCGCAATCGCGAAGTGCGCCGCGAAAGAATGGTAAGAAGGGGGCAGGAAGGAAAAAGCGGTGAGTAAGATAGCCAATGCAACCTCTCGCATTCATTCTGACGGCAGGCATCACTGTGTGGCTAGTGGTCTATCTCTTCATCACGGATGGATCGGCAATTTCGGCTACGATCATGGCGTGTGCAGCGATGTTTGCAGTGCTGATGCTCAAGATTCGTGAGCGAGAGGGAATGGTCCAGCGATTTGATCCGGTGCGCCAGTCATCGATCACGCCCCGGAGCGGGGAGCCAGCCAATTTCGAGACATCGGCCACCGAGGCGGGGACGCCATTTCACCCAAAGCCGAGTGAAGCATACAGCAAACCTTTCACTCTGCCCAGCGGTTCCAATCCATTCATGAACGTACTGCCACCAGATGGGGGTGAATATGGCAACATACCGCCAGCGGCGCCAGCTTTCAACCGCAAGGTAGAAAAGAGGATCAACGATGCAGTGATTCAGGATGTGGCAGGAACTGGGATGCTAAGCGACGACGAGACGACCAAGGACAACACCACCCGTTCGCGACTCTACGCCGATCTGGGCGGTGAGATCGATCTCGCGGATTCGCTTCGGGTTTTCAACTCGATGCCTTCCACTACAATGCCGAATGACCAAACCGGATTCGCCGAGTTTTGCTACAGCGATGTGGGGAATTGCACACGGGGTGGCGAACTCTTTTGCCTACCGGTGCCCAAAGTTCGGTCGGGAGAGGCGCCAGTGAAGCCCAAGGGAGTTAAGGGACCGTACAAAACGAGCGGACAGGACGTGCTGATTGATCCTCATTCAGGACGGGATGAACACGAGGGGTTGGCATTTGCTACTGCCCAGGCTCGGGCAACGGCGCATCACTAATCCTACGCTAATTTCTCTTGCATTACCAATGGCCTCCTTCCTTAACAACAACGCCCGGCTCGGAGCGGACAGTTCGGTTATGAAGCTGGACGACTATGCCAACATGCAAGCGGTCAACTACATGCTGACGCCCTTTAAGCAGGCGGTGGCGGAAGCGGCAAACGAGTTGTCGCTGATCGAGTCGCAGGTGGTGCGTGGCTGGGCTGGGTACGGAGGCGACGTCGATGTGTGGTCGATGCTCTCAGTGGACAAGACACAGGCCCGGGATGGAGATAAGCGAGCGCATCAGCCGCGGTTGTTCGCTACTACCCCAGCGCTCAAGGCTGGCCGATACAACGCAGATGCTGCTAGCAATCTAATGCAACCACCACATACCCGAATCTCTCGAGCCGGTGGCGACATCACCGAAGTGCAGCCGCGGGAGATTGGTCTGATGACCGAGGCCGATTCGGCTCGGCTGGCGGGTCTGGGCAATGCGGTCGAGGTGCATGGGTCATTTGGACGCATCGGGGAGTCTACCCGAGGCTCCTATCAGTAGACACCAGCATTTCTAGTGCAGGGGATGCAAGAGAAGAGGTGAATAGAGTTGTTGTTGGGCTTTTTGTGGTCCAACAACAGACACTAGCAGATGTCCTACGGCGGAGTTGACAACCCTAACATCGGATGGGTGAGCGGCATTCAGGAGTTGTCCAGCGCGGCGCAACGTTTTCTAAACAACGGCGTGAACGGCTGGTATCAGCACCACTCACCCGTCTCCCTCTCGCAGAGTTTAGCGGAACACGAGAAGAACCGACAAAGGTGTCTAGCGGTGTATGAGCAGCAACAGCAGCGGCAACGGCAAGGTTATGTAGACGATGTGTTTGCGTGGAGTATGATTAGCTCGGCGCGGGCCTACAGCGGGTATGCAGCAAGTGAATCGTTCCGGAAGCAGGGACCCGAACAGCATGTTCCAGCGGTGATGCGACCGACGGTGCTGATGGAGCTGGCAGATGGCGAGGCGCAACACGCTGCGGTGCAGGCCGCAACCATAGCTGGTAAGTGTTATGGTAACTAATGGTTTCTGTATGTATATCTGCTGCTTTAGATCAAAAACTAATCCACCACAAGGTTAGCACATCCCAGAATGGCAAAGCTTCAGGGGCGCAAGAAGGGCGACGTGGATGACCTTTGTCAGTACACTCAGCAGATGTGGCAATTCTCTTCTTACATGCATGCACGCCCCACCGATCTAGCCGTCGACGCCGCTGGCAGTCGCGGAGTAGGACTCGGCACCAGCCGTCCTTATTCGACCATTGGTCTCTTGCCTGTCGACATCGAGTCATCACTCCGAAGCCTGGAGGTTCCTCTAGGCAAGTATGGACACCAGGCTCAGACCGTATTCAACACTTGGATGGTTCCTGTTGAGGCTGGACAGCGAGTTGATCTCGAACCGATGGTGGCAAGACTCGAATTTCCTGCCCGTGATGTTCGCAATCCACTGGTGGGAATGCCTCCTGGACCGCCCGTGCGCGACGATATGCCTATCCACCCCACTATGCGCCAAGCGGGTGCTCCCTCGCGCAACTTCCTCCGTGACACCTTTGGCTCACAGTAATCGGCGAACAGCCAACGGACATTGTGTAGCAAAAGAATAGCAATGACCCTCGCCGACAAGATTCGTGCCATGGTCGGCTCGGCAAAAACACTTATTGCCGAGCCCGAAACGGTAGAGGTGCCTGATCACACCAGCACTGCTACGCCACACGGCAACCGCTACGCCCACCACGGCGGTGGCCAATCCGCACCTGTTGTCCCACAGCCCCTCGAAGCCTACAACGTCGCCACCCCCAACTACCCCGTTGCCACCCCCGCCACTCCCGAGAACAGCCTCCACTACTACGATACTGACAAGCAAGCCACCGACAATTATTGGTCGGCCGTTCGCTACTCGAATCAGGCTCAGCAGCGTCCTGGCGTCTTCACCTCACTGACTGGAGAGCAAGTGACCGCCAATGAACTGGAACACAACAACATGCAGCCTTTTTTTGGGGGCAACGTGACCCAGTCAGTACCGGATCAGGCGGTTGAATCCCGCCTGGACAACATGACCGGCGCTGGCAGTCAGTACATCCATCACCGCGGCAGCGCTCCGCTGTTCGAGCCTGCGCCCAACCACGGCACTCCCTATGGAATGCAATCACACACCGATTTTTTGCAGTGTCGCCAGGTGCCATCGCAGCGCATCGCCAATGCTAAGCCGTTTGAGGAACAGCGGGTGGCTCCGGGTCTAGGACTCGGCGCTGGCACAAACGAGGGAGAAGGTGGGTACAACGCTGGTGTCGGCGCCCGTGAGAGTTGGCTGCCATACACAGTAGATCAGCTGCGGGCACCCAACAAACCCAAGGTGTCTTACGCCGGCCAGATCTTGGGCGGACGGTCAGGCTACGGCGTTCGGGCCGAGATTGGCGCCCAGCACCAAAAGGGTCCTGACCGCACTATGGCACTCGGTGAAGGTCTGACGCCTGTTGCAGGCAGTGCTTGGGGCGAGGCGGTGACATCCCGCGAGGAATACGCCACTCCGCATTCGGATCGTGGAATGGGAGCCGCTCTACAGCCCGGACCAGCTGGTACCTCGGTTCCTCTTGCAGAACGACGCGACCAGACGCCTAACCCTGTCCACCGGGTGGGAGCGATCGACATGGGCAATCGGGTGCAGGGTCCAGCTCAGCAATACGGCGCACCCGGTTACGTGCAGCGATACGACGACCAAGCATTGCCAACTGCCCGCGGGAGCGGTCTAGGCAGCAGCTTCTACGGAGCAGCGATGGGTCTGGCGCGGGAAGTCATTATGCCAGTGCTCGGCACTTTCAAGCTCCAAAAGAAAGAGAGTACCACCCAAGCGTGTCAACTCATTGCTCCAGCTGGCCCCGAGGGGACCTATCAGCGCTATGGCGACAAGCCAAAGACCACCCTGCGAGAAACGACGCTCACTAGCGAAGTTGGGGCAGCGTCAGGCACGGTTCTGGGTGCAATGGGTAGGGGATTCGAGAGCGACTACGGCACTCCCCGAAAGCAGGATGTGTCAACTCCTCCGTTGATCGGTGCTGGCAGCCATCAAAGTATGGTCTCTCGCGAGGCCACTCAGAACGCTTATGTCCCAAGTCATCGTTCGGATCTCCAAGTGCCCTACACTCCCGGAGGTGGGCTCGCGATGCCGAGCTACAACCAGGGTGATACCCGACTACGAAACACTCCGGAAGTTAAGGACTATTTGGGTGGGATGGCACCAGTTATTCCATCAGGGGGCGACACCCGTCAAGTGGGTCAGCTCACGCACACCAAGTCTACTTATGGCGGTTCTGGTGCAGATCCAAACGACTACGCCGAGATTCTGAGCCAGCTCGGTACAAATCCGTACATTATCCAAAATGGCAATTAAGTTAGTTGCAAAAGAAGATGAGTTAACAACTCATTAGCTGATGTTAGTATGGAATGAGGAAACAGCCAAAGCGCTGTTGTCAATGGGAAAATTGTTCCCGCATCTTATGTTCGTGGGCCGACACGAACATACGCTCGGCACAGCTCTTCGAGAGTTCATGAAACGAATCAAAAGATCACTATCAGACAGCGATGTCATGGTGCAAGAATGCGAGGCTAATGGAGGGATCGCTACGATTAGGGACGTGCTTCGGCCATTCACCCGTGGCCCCCGACACCCTCGTCCCGCTTTGGTCGTACTGTACAGGTTTGATCGGTTGAGCCCCGATGCTCAGTTTGCACTGCGACGGACAATGGAAATCGATCAGGACAAATGTCGTTGTCTAGCCTTGTCCACTTCCACTTCTTCGATTATCCAACCGCTTCATTCTCGGTTTGTTTCGATCAATTGCGATCCTCAGGATGTGCGTGTTGGTTTGTATTCAGTAAGGCATTTGAATGATTCGGGAATGCAAGAGGGGTGGGGTGTGGATGAGTTGAGGGATCTAGGGCCAGGGCAGGCGATGGCGTGGGTTCGGCAGCGGGGAATCTCAGTGTTGGCGGTGTTGGAATGGTTGGAACGGGAAGCGGAAGCTGGTAGAATGGGATGGCGATCAGTGGTAGCGGCGATGGTGGCAGCGACCAAGGTGCAGGACGAAGCCGCAGGGTTATTAATGATCGGGGACACACTTCGCCGGAACTGCGCGGTCAAGTTGTGAGTTGAGCTATGTCTTGTGGAGCTAGGGATCTATGGCGTTTGAACAGACGTTTGACACTAGCGGCGGTAGTATAAGCGGCAACGATTTGCTGAGCGATTTTCGACACGCTCAGGATGAGTTCACGATGCAGTTGATTGATGCGATCGCACCTCCTATCTTGCAGGGTATGAGTTCGATCGTGGATGAGGCGGTGCGACTCTGCGAAGAAAAAGGCGAACCAGAAATGTACCTGAAGACGTTTCAGAACATGTTGGCTCGAATTCCTGGGTGGAATGCGGCTCTAATTTCGCAAGAGGTAGACCGGATCACCGAGGCGGCGCAAATTGGCTATCTGCCCGATCTGGTCACAGCGGTTCACATCATTCATCTGAGAATACTGTCTTCTGTGCGGGTGGGACACAAGCCCAAACGAATTGAGATTGATCCACCCGATTTTGATCAGTTTATCCACCGGGTTTACTGCGAGGCTGGCCGCAAAATGTGGACCTATGCCTATCTCTTTCAGCGTGATCTGTCGGATTTGGATCGGCAGCGAAACATGCATGAGTGCGAGAAGATTGTGCGGGAGTGTGTGTTAACTGCGGTCCGAGCATCATTGCCAGTGGAGACAATTCTGCGTGCCTACATCGACGAGGCCGAGGAAATTCGTCTGGCGGCGTTGGAGGAGGCCAAGGCGAGTCTGGCTGATGAAGATGATAGTGAGGACAGCGAAGATAGTGGAAATGGCAAAGACATTAAAAAGGGCAAGAAGGTGGATTCGGATGTGGAGTCGGAGGTTAAGCGAATCAAGGCAACGGGATTGCCCGTGTTGGGTCCAGCGGTTGCGGAAGACGACGAAGACGACGAAGACGACGAAGACGATGATGACGGTCCAAGTGCGGACAGGGATAGCGATGATGTCGTTAACCCGACAAAGTCGCTTTCAGTCGGTTTTGCTGAAAAGAACGAGGTGCTCGACATGGGCACCAACCGCCGCAACGAAATCAAAATGCAACCGGTACCACCTTCACCAATTCCACCTACGGGACCGCCACTCGAGCTGGTATCCACTAAGGACCTGTTGTCAACTCAGCCCCAGCGGCCATCAACTCGGCTCATCGCCCCAACCCCAGCACCGTCTCCTCCTTCTCCAATCATTGCACCCCCCACCCCCCGCCTCCCTCTTGCAGACGGCGGTCTACAAGACGTCACTGCGAACCTCGGGGAGTTAGGCGGCGCCAATCGCCCCACCCTTCATCTGGACACCTCCCCCTTTTGAGTTAACACCTTCGCCAGCAAGTTAACACGTTGTGTCCCCCACGAATTGTGTCGTTCTCTATGTTAGCGCATTTATAGATGGAAGATCTCTTGGTATTCGGCTTGGTCGCTGGATTGCTGTTTGTTGCCCTCATTCTTGCGGGCAAGAGACTGACTAATAATTCTGAAAATAAGCCCCGGATGGCACTCTTTGCCATTCAGGGTCGTCAACTACTGGGGGGAGGGATTATTGCTGGACTCGCCAGCATTGCCGCTCACCTCTTGCTCAAGGCCAAGGACCGCCACGACACTACCATCTTTGTTCAGGAACCCCCTTTCTAAACTCACTCTTTGATGTAATATTGAGGCTCGATCGCATCCAGATCCATCATCGTGTCCACATTCCCCAACAACTTCTTGGCCTTTTTTGGATGCAATCTGAAATTGCTAAACCAACTATCCTCCAAGACATCGCCAGGGACATGTCCAGTTACTTTACGTGCAATCATCCGATACAACTTAAATCCAGGATATCGTTCTTCACCTGTCCTCTTGTAGAGCATGTTCCGCCCCGAGTCGTCCTGACACCATCGAGCAATCATCGCGGCGGCACCGGATTGTGGACTATCATCAGGATCATCACTGTATTCGCCTTCTGCATCAAAGTAGTCATAGAGTCCGCAGGCCAATCGGCATAGATCGAAAGAGGGGTGAGGGGAACAGGGTGGTTGGGACGGGTCGTGCAATCGGTCCCAATTGTACTGGTTTGCCGCATCATTGTCAGGGTTGAAGCAGTCGTTGAGAAATACAAGTCCGCCAAATCGATAAGTTGCCCGACCAAAATCGATGATCTTGAAGATGCGACCGTAGGTGGGCACCTTATAAACATTGCCTCGGTGACGATAGACAAGGTGTTGTATCCTAGTCGGAGTTGACATGATATTTCCAGCGTGCAGATCATTGTGGACAAAATCGTAGGCGGTGTTGTATGCGTGCAACGCGGCGATGGTCTGAAACAGACACGACCGCCATTCAGCCTCATCAAAGGACATGTCGGGATCGTCTAGCAAATCTTCTAGAGTACACTCCATTCGTTCTTGCACGATAGCCGCCACTGCGATCTGTGGGACGGTGCACCACACGGGGTTATCTTCGGTGGCACTACCTGATTCCGACTCGCTATCTGAAGTGCCTTCAGAGCCACCCTCGGCGCCACTACCAAAGCTATCGCCGGCTTCGTCTGAATCTGAATCTGAATCACCGCTGCTCACTGACCCACTTCGTTTCCCCTTCCCCCCTCTTGCATCTTTCTTTCGAAGTCGCAGACTGCGTTGATGCGCCAACTCCCCAGGATCAGTAACACTGGTGCGATTGCTATCGCCGTCTTCATCATCATCCTCTTCAAGTGTGGCGTGCTTGAGATCATCAACAATTTCATACGATGGGAATTCGTACGGTTCTAGTGCTTCTGCAAGAGGAGGGGGTGAATGGGGTGTGGATGATTGGGAGGGTGTGGTGATAGGTGCTCCGAGTTCTTCGATCTCAAACAGAGATGAGTTGAGAGCCACGGGCTGAGTTGATGTTGGCTGAAATGAGAGGGGTATTTTGGGTACCGAGTCGTTGTGCTCTCCATATTCCTGCCGGAGTTGCTCTTGCATTGCGATGAAGGCATCCTTCATTGGTTCCGCGTCCATGGTAAAGCGGTCGTCAAGCCCACCCATGAAGCTTTCGGATTCCCACAGTTCGTCAAGGTCGTTGGCGATATCAATTCGGTGGTCCTGGCGGATGCCGGTAAAGAGGCCGTAGTATTCCAAGGCATTGATGAATTGGTGGTTGTTTCGGAGGCGACTGCTGAGGTAAACAAAGAAAGCGTCGGTGTAAGCTCGGTTGTGGATGCTGTTGGCGCGGGTATCGGCGAGTTGAGGGGGGATGGGATGAGTTGACACTGGTAGCACCAAAGATTGTTCAGCTGTGTCATTGGCATTAACTAGGTAGTCAAGTGCATCCACTAAAGGACAGAATTTGACGTGGACAGGCACGGAGGTGGTGGCCGATCCGTCATGTTCTTCACTGACATCGACCTCGGCTGTGTCTTCAGTGACGAATCGGACGATGTGATGTGCGGGGGCGATGGTGACGATATTTCGGTTGTCGTTGTCGAGGTTGAAGAAACGTTCATGATGAGGAGCGTACAGTTGACAGTTGGTAACGCCAAAATAACGTTCGGCTGATCCAAAGAGGTTGTTCCTCCAGGTCTCGGAGAGTTGCATTGGAGCAAAGTCAAGCATAGGGTGCTGTTGATTGAGGTGGACAAATGAGCTAGGGTTAGCGACCGCATTCTAAGGGTTGCGCTCAGAAACTGTATTTACAAAACTAAAATGATAGTAGATGTCAATCGAACTGAAGCAATTTGATATGCGATGGATCAACTTCTTACCGACCGAAAACAAGGGTCCGGTCATTGTTCTGATTGGGCGTCGGGACACTGGAAAGTCGTTTCTAGTTAAGGACCTACTATATTATCATCAGGATATCCCAGTGGGGACGGTTATATCAGGAACCGAAGCTGGCAACCACTTCTATGAGAACATGGTGCCGCCTCGGTTCATTCACGACGAGTACGACGTGTCAGTCATCCAGCAGCTCATGCTTCGACAACGTCAGGTGCTCGAGCAGATGCGAGACGAACAAAAGGCGTCGGGTCGTGCCTCCGACTTTGATCCCCGCGCTTTTCTAATCATGGATGATTGTCTGTACGACGATTCGTGGGCCCGCGACAAGTTGGTACGGATGATGTTCATGAATGGGCGCCATTGGAAACTGATGGTAGTCATCACCATGCAGTACCCTCTGGGCATCCCACCCAATCTGCGGACCAATGTAGATTATGTTTTCATCTTACGTGAAACCTACATGAGCAACAAGAGGCGGATCTACGAAAACTATGCTGGTATGTTCCCAACATTTGATTCGTTCGTACAGGTGATGGATCAATGCACTGAAAATTACGAGTGTCTTGTCATTAACAACAACGTCAAGTCAAACAAGCTGACAGATCAAGTATTTTGGTACAAGGCCGAACCGCATGCGGACTACCGACTAGGGAGCCGAGATTACTGGCAAATAGGCAGTCTGCCCGAGGCCGATAAGGAAGATGACCTTAGCGAAATCGGGGGACGTACATCTACAAAGCCAAAGATTACAGTTCGCAAGTCTACTTGGTGAGAAGGCTGTCGCCCCACATCCCCCAGAACCTATAGCAGACAACCAACAATTATGCAAGAGGGGGAGGTGAGTCGGTATGCAAACATTGAATAATAATCCAATCAACCCTATCCATCACTTCTCCCTCTTGCAAATACCCAAGGCCTACTGGACCTAAACAGACGGGGACATAGGGAGGCGAATTGGAAATGGACTATAGAAGGTGCCGATCTCAATGACCTCTTATACCACTTCGGGCTTGTCACTTGCGACCCCGGCATCCGCCGCCAACAGCTGCGCCACATCCACACGACCGATACCATCCTTGGGCACCCCCTCCTTTGCCTGTCCGTCCTCACCCGTCAGCTCCCCCTTGAGCCCCGAGTAGGTCTGAATGACCTCTTCCTGGAACATCGTGTTAGCACCCACCAACTGCCCGTCCTCCTCTAGGCGCTGCGTCAGCTTGTTGCCCGTTGCCTCGGCCTTTTGCATGTTTGCCTCGATCGCCTTCTTCTTGGCCATCGCTACCCGCTGCTCAAAGTGCTCCTTTGCCTCTTCCTCGTTCTTCAGCTTTTCATGCATCAGCGTGTTGAGTTCTTGTTCGAGGTGCTCTACCTTGCCCGTCTTGTAAGCATCGGGATGATACGGCATCCACTTCCCCACCTCACCCACATAGACGCTGTGATGCGGATCACGCTTTCGGATCCACTCCGCCCGCTTCTGCGCCTCCTCAAGGGTCTCAAATGACCCTCGTACCTTTAGCCCCCGAACCGACGTCTGAAAGTTGTGCGCCTTGTTGAACTCCTGCTGGAGCTTGTCCTCATTCTGCTCCACAAAGGTCTTAAAGTGGCCAGCGCACGAAGCACCCTCCAGCTTTTCCTTCTCTTGCTCCCGGAATTCGGCCAAGTCGGTTACCAGTTCGTTGAAGGCAAGGTCATACTTGTAAGAAAGGTACTGGACGAACCGAATGTAGATGTCAGCGGTCCGCTCCCACTCGTACTGATCAATGAACTTCTCGAACTTGTACTGATCAAAAGCCTTGATGATCTTCTCGGGGGACACGAACGAAAGGCAACAAAACTTCTGTCCCGGAATAACCTTGTCTTCGTCAAGCAGATCGACGTGGACTGGTTCAGAAGCACTCTTGTTGTCATTCGGGGTAGCCATTCGTACGTCTGGTAGCGACTAGACTTCTAAGTCCTTAACGCATCGGGGGTGAGTCGCTTCGCTCCCTCCCCCGAACCCCCATACCCCGCTCCCCCGTTTCCCCGAACCTCCGTCTTTCCCTTGGCCTCATGCTTCGGACAACATTTTCTGTGCAAGTAGCAAGATGATCTCGATCGGAGAAGTCCTGGGGCGTGCCGCCAAGTACCTTGTCGAGGGTATTGTTGTAGCGATCGCTGCGTTCGTGATCCCAGCCAAGTCCATGCGCATCGATGAGGTCGCCCTCATCGCGCTGACGGCTGCTGCCACCTTCGCCGTTCTCGATGTCTACTCGCCAGGTGGTTATGGTGATGCTGCTCGAACTGCCGCTGGGTTCGGTATCGGCGCCAACCTCGTTGGCTTCCCCCGCTCCGCTTGAGAGGACTTGCAGCCCTCTTCAGACCCCAGTACATAATTCTAGGCACTGGCCGATCTCGTCTAGGGTGTCGGCACAAATGCCCATCCCAAATCATTGCAAATCTTCTTCCACACCACGTCTTGCTCTGCCGTTCGTGCTGGGTCCTTAAGCATGATGATGTCCTTGAGGTATTTCCGTTCCCCAAGGAGTTCAAACAGCTTGTACAGCACATAGCAATAGTGCAAAAAGTTGACCCGATCCTCTGGGCAATGAATCGCATAACGCTTCTCTACGATGCTGAAGAGACTGAAGAGTTGTTGCTCTAGGCTTGGAGGAACCACTGGCGGGGACACCCCGAGTTTGTTCCAGATGAAGGCAATATGTTCGTAATAGCGGTTAAATCCCAGCTTTTTGAGCATATCCTTCCGCTCAACGACACTTAGATCGATAGCCCTACGCCGTTCTTTTTTGAGCTGGACCCGGATCCGAGCATATACCTCATCGGGAATGTTTGTCGATTCCTTTCCCTGGAACTGTGCAACGATTTCACGAAAGTGATTGATACGTTGGTACGAGTAGAAGGTGACTTCTTTGGGCGGTTCCTTGTAGGTTAGCCGATCGTTTTCAGACATGAAGGGTTTGGACAGCCCACATGCTCGACAAGTCCGCATGCCTTCAGCTTCTATCGGCACCATTTCCCCGCCACACTGACACCTAAACTCGCAACTAACTGTCATTTCGGCCATCACGTCTTCCACTTCGGTAGTGGCGCGGTATCGTTCTGCGGCGCCTTCGTTCTGGACCGCGCCATGCCTACGCCCGAAGAAAAATGCATCGATCTTAGCCGAATTTTCGGCGGTGGGCTCGGTTCTGTCCTTTTGGCGTTGCTCAAAGTATTCGAATAGTTCACGAGAGTTGTCGAGGTAATATTCTTGGCGGGCCTTGCGGGTTTTTCGGATTTGTCGTTCGAGCTGGGCGATTCGTCCGAGAACCGAGGCGGCATCAAGGGCGGTAGCGTTTGTCGTTGGTGCTTCAAGCGATGCCTTCAGTTGCTCCAGTTCACTCTCCCATTCGTCAAGGCTTTGTTCATTTCGTTTAATCATAGCGATCCTCTCTTGGTGTTTTCGATCGAGCGTTCGGCGGCTTGGTCTAGGCTGTGGAATGGTGCGAGTGGATCGTTGCCTCCACATAAGGGAGGTCTGTGCAATTGCCTTAGATTAGTTTTGGACGATTTGGCTCGAAATATTTTCTGTGCAAGGATTAAGCGATGGGAGGAGGATTGATGCAGCTCGTGGCCTACGGCCCGCAGGACGTCTACCTCACGGGTAACCCCGAGATCACTTTCTGGAAGGTCACGTACCGGCGCCACACGAACTTCGCTGTGGAGTCGATCGAGCAGACGTTCAACGGCCAGGCCGACTTCGGTCGCCGGGTTCAGTGCGTCATCTCGCGCAACGGTGATCTCGCGTACCGGGCGTACCTCCAGGTGACGCTCCCGATGGTTGACTGCTCCATCTCGGGCACGCTCTCGGGCGGTTCCGACGGCACTGACTCTAACGATCTTGCGACGGCCCGCTGGCTCAACTATCCTGGTGAGCAGCTCATCTCGCAGGTCGAGGTCGAGATCGGTGGCCAGCGCATTGATCGCCAGTATGGTGACTCGATGCACATCTGGAACCAGCTGACGCTCTCGGACGCCAAGCGCCGTGGCTACGACAAGATGGTGGGTCAGACCACCCAGCTCACCTTCCTGGCGAATGGCCGCCGGAAGGACGCCCCGGACACCCCTTGCTCGGCCGGCACTGTGTCGCCGCAGGAGTGCGAGATCCGCAACGCGCTTCCGCAGACCACCCTGTACGTTCCGCTCCAGTTCTGGTTCTGCAACAACCCGGGTCTCGCGATCCCGCTCATTGCTCTTCAGTACCACGAGGTCAAGATCAACCTTGAGTTCAACCTGCTCGAGCAGTGCCTGTGGGCCGTCAAGGCCAACGCCATCACGGGTCAGCCCAAGTGGCCGGGGTCGTCGGCTTCGGCCACCAACATGCAGCAGACCTACTTCTACAACACCCTCTCGCTCGTGTCAGCCTCGATCTACGTCGACTACGTGTTCCTCGACACCGACGAGCGTCGCAAGATGGCTCAGTCGCCGCACGAGTACCTCATCACTCAGCTCCAGTTCACGGGTGACGAGTCGATTGGCTCGACCTCGAACAAGATCAAGCTTAACTTCAACCACCCGGTGAAGGAGCTGATCTGGGTTGTCCAGCCGGACGCCAACGTTGACTACTGCGGCTCGTTCATCGCGGACAACACCGACTACGCTTGCACTTCGGGCCAGTGCGGCTCGTGCTCTTCGTGCGGCGCTTCGGGTCTGTACGCCGTGTTCGGTGCCCAGCCATTCAACTACACCGATGCGATCGACGTGCTCCCGCGCGCCTCGTTCGCCTACACTAACCCACAGAACGACAGCACTGAGCTGATCCACGACTGGGCGCTCTCTGAGTGCGACTCGCTCCAGACGCTGGCTGCCCCGTGGTCGCTCCAGATCGAGCCGACGGCGCTGTCGAGCTGCATCTTCACGAACGCTACTGAGCAGCTGCCGGCGGCTAACTGTGATGACGTCCCGATTGAGAATGTTACGAATGCCGGCAGTTACCAGACTTTCTTCAGCGGCTCCACGAGCAATCTGGTCCCGGCGCCAGTCGGTATCAAGGATGGTACTCCATCGGCTAACCGCGCTCTCCAGTCGTCCGTCTCGATGGCCGGCTCGGTCGTCCTCACCAAGGCTGCCCTGGGCATGCACTGCTGGGGTCAGAACCCGGTTGTCACCGCCAAGCTCCAGCTCAACGGCCAGGATCGCTTCTCGGAGCGTCTGGGTACCTACTTCGACCAGGTTCAGCCGTTCCAGCACCACACCTCGGCGCCGGACACGGGTATCAACGTGTACTCGTTCGCGCTCAAGCCTGAGGAACACCAGCCAACCGGCTCGTGCAACTTCTCGCGGATCGACAACGCCTCGCTTCAGCTCGTGGTCTCGGCCAACGCTGTCGGCGGCAACAAGACCGCGAAGGTGCGCGTGTACGCAATTAACTATAATGTTCTGCGTGTCATGAGTGGTATGGGTGGTCTCGCGTACGCGAATTGAGCTGTCAAATTCTTTTCGCACTGGTTATGGTGTCATTTTGAATGGAATACTCTTGCAATTTCGCACTATCAGTCTCATCGCCATCATCTGGGCCTCGGGCCCGCATGATGTCATCAAAAACGACATAGGTACATTCGTCCCATACATCCAAGGCAAAATGCCCAAAACCTACGTTCGCGATCAAGGTGAGTATCCGTGCCCTCATTGCTCGTACATTGCTAAGCGTAAGTATCGCCTGGACGAACATTTGCGCATTCACACTGGTGAGAAACCATTCAAATGTGACAAATGTGATTTCTGTTGCGCCAGCGAAACCAGTCTCAAACGACACCAACTCGTTCACACACCCAAAGACACGCACAAATGCCCCCATTGCGATTTCACCACGGGACTCAAGCCGAATCTCATTGCTCATCTACGAACCCACACCGGTGAAAGACCATTCAAGTGTGACCAATGTGATGCCGCTTTCAGACATCCACATCATCTGAAAGAACACGTTCGGAGCCACGAAAATGCAAAGGCGTTTGTGTGCACGATTTGCGAGTATTCAACAAACCGCAAATCAACTTTAGACACTCACATGCTGACACATTCAAGCGAAAAGCAATACAAATGTTCTCATTGCGATTACGCTACGAGACACAAATCGGCACTAACTACTCACATCCGCAGACACACTGGCGAAAAGCCATTTGCTTGTTCGCAGTGCGATTACAAGGCCCGAACCGCTGGGCATCTCAAGACGCACATGCTCCAACACACTGGTGAAAAGCCGCACAAATGCTCTCATTGCGACGCAACCTTCACTCAAGCTACCAATCTCAAATCACACATGCTTCAGCATTCCAAGGACAAGCCAGTTGCCTGCAATCTTTGCACATTCCAGACCAAACACATCAACAGCCTCAACATCCATCTTCACAATGCACACGGAGGCGGGGCACATTGCGAGCACAAAGTCCCAAAAATCTACTGCCACGAATGCGGCAACGGCTACTATTGCCGACACAAACGAACCAAAGTGCGATGCGATGAGTGCGGAGGAAGTGCTCTGTGCAAAACGGAAATGTGTGATATGTCCGGCTATCCCAAATATCGCGGCTACTGCCTTCGGTGTGTCATTCATCAACATCCGGACATCCCTGTCGTTCACAACTACAAGACAAAAGAGAATGCAGTCAGTCAGCATATCATCGACACCATTCCGGAACTGAAATGGGTGTGTGATAAGAAGGTGGAGGGCGGACGCTCACGCCGCCGACCAGACCTCATCACCGACATCGGCACCCACTACATCATCATTGAGGTGGACGAAAACAGCCACGTTCATTATGATTGTTCGTGCGACAACAAGCGAACAATGGAGCTAGTGCTCGACGTCAACCCAGGGATTCAAGAAGATGTCATCCAGGAGGTGCCCATAAGCTTCAAGCCAATCGTGTTTATTCGCTTCAACCCGGACAAATACTTGGACTTGGACGGAATCCCAATCGCCTCTTGCTGGTCCACCTCTAAACAAGGCCTTCACCACGTCCCTCAGCGTCAGCAAGCAAAATGGAGAAAACGGTTGCACGCTCTAACCGAGCAGGTGCGCTATTGGGCCAAAAACAAGCCCGACAAGCTTGTGGAGGTCGTTCAGTTGTACTACGACTGGATCTAGATGGCCCCCTTACACCCGCATCGCCCGCATGATGTCATCAAGGACACGTAATGTGATCATGCCTGAGGAGATGATGTCTCCAGCACAACGCACGGCACCGCAAACCGATCGAAATGAAATTTGTTATCTGGTGTGTGGTTCATGTTCCAGGCCTCGTACGAGCCCGGCACGAACCAGCCATGAACGGCACCCGATATCACTGCTCCGCCGCGCCCGTTTGCATTATCCACTGTGATTACCTTAGCATTGGACAACCCCTTCAGACTATCCAGCAGCGTCTGTACCGTGTAATCCTCTTCGGTCTTCTTGGAATACATATCCGCCTCCCACGTTTCTGTGAACAGGTAGATCACGTTGGGATCAAACAGCGTGCCTGAGTTGATCACACGCCCCCACTCGCTCCACCCGCCAGCCTCAGTCGGCGACACTACGATCAGGTTTTTATCTGGTACTGACTCGAGCCATCGCACGAGAGCATCTCGGTCCATTAATAGTTACATACAATAAGTCGTCCTAACCTGGTTGGACAACACACTAACGATACCTCCGTCGTGTCCACACCCTCCATGATGGTGGTTACGTAGTTCTGGATCTTCGTGCGCTCGGCTTTGGTCAGCTCAGCCATCCACTGCCCGGTCGGATATAGAAAATTACAGGTCATATTGTTGCTGTCTCTCACATCCGCATCGCCCGCACCTCCATGTAGATCGGCGTTCTGTTTGTTATTCAGCTTGAAGGGGATGGAATGAGATGATACAGGGCAAGCCTCGCCTTTGCTAGCTCCCACAACTCTTCAAGTTCAACCATCGTCTTCTGGTGCTCGGTAAGCTGCTTGGTAGAGTCCGCCAGCTCCAAGTCGAGCTGTTTTATCTTCCTCTGCGCCACATCCCTACGCTCACTTGCTTCCCGCCGTGCCGCCAGCGCCTCAACCTCTGCCGGGTCGCTAACGGCCCTCTCAAACGCGGATAGGTTTGTCGGTAGTTGCCCAAGAGTATTTCCCAGTTTTTCATCAGTGTTAAACACTGCACACAATATCCCAATTGCTTGTGCGCAATGTTCTGGGGAAGCGGTCAAAGAGAGAGCGCGAGCCTTTTGAATCTCTTCCTGAACGTCTCCGTATAGTTTCTTGGTAGCGATTAGTACATGACGAACCAGCTCTTTAATCGGGAAATGCTCATCTGCAGTATTGACGACAGATGTCTTTCCAGCCGTATTAGTTATTGTTTCGTTGTGCTTCTTTCGTTGCCGTTTCTGTTTTGTGGTTGAGACAGGAGCATTCCTCGCCATCGCAGTTGGGTCGACACACACCGCCACACCATCGGTCAATGTCTTTGTCTGTAGCGCAACATATGCCGCACATTGTGCCATCCTGAGACCTTCCCCACTCAGCCAAAGTTCTCGCTCTGCCACTTGCACATTGTGCATTGCTAGTTGGAATGGGACCCACCAACTTTCAGCATCCTTTACAGCCTTAAGTGCGTACTCTAAATCATTGTACCTTTTTTTGGCAGATTCTACGGCTCTGTTTGCTTCATCGTGTCGCGGGTTCATCTCTTCCAAAGCAACTTCTTGTGTCGCCACTTCGATGTGCTTGCGTGCTCTCTCAACTCTGTCCATAATTTGATTCTCTGCAGTTTTGAGATTCGAAATGTCGGAAATGACTTTCCCACGCTGGGTCGAAATTTCTTTGTATGCAAGTTCTGCAGCGGCTAATGTCTCTCCAGCCGTGATACGTTCATCTTGATACTTTGTCTTGAGAGCCGCCAACCCATCCACCACCGCATCAATGTCGGCTTCAGCGGCGTCCACAGCCTCTGCACGCTTGCGATTTTCTTCAGTGTCCACACCGCGCACAAGCGCCCCATTGCCTGTGTACAATCGCATAGTTGGCGGGAACCGATCACACACCTTTGTTACCTGTCCCACAGCCCAATGTTTGCTGCGCATCACCTTGAGCTGATCAAGCCTCCCTGGGGTCCAGGCACCACACATGTCACGATCCGTTGATGGAATGTATGGATTATTACTGGCACGCTTGAGCCAGTCACGAAGCGCACGGTCCTTAGCAGCAAACTCTGTATATGCTGGGTTAAGTTCCTTCCTCATCACCTCTCCCTCTTGTATGTGTGTCTCGGCATTCAGTTCGGCTATCTTATTATCTGAATCTGTCACCGCATCATTGGCAAGTGTGACGATGCGTTGTGACAACATGCAGATACAAGTTTTCAATCTGTTCTCTTGCATCTGCACATTTTGGTTGTGTTTCTGCAATACTTCGTTTGCATTAATAATATCCGCATGGGCCGCCTCGGCGTCACTCTTGGCAGTCGCTACCTTGTGTTTTATTGCAGTGACCTCACAACGTCCCTCGCACACGATGACGCGCTGTCGGGCGACCTCGTATGCGGCTTCCTGTTCGGCGATCGTCAGCTCTTTCATCGCGGTTGAGCAAGAGGTGGGTGGGGCAGACATAGTTCAGCTGGGGTGTGATGATGGAGCGGAACCTGTTTCGTGGTCAATTTATCAGGCTCACCGCTGACGCCTGGACGCTCTCCGTGTCCGACTCTTGATTGCCTTCCGCTGGCGTCGGCGCGTGCGATTAGCGTTAGAACTCTTGGAGTGCCGCCGAGTACTCCGACCCTTACCCTCCCTCTTGCTTTCTGCTGCTGCGCCCTCTTTCGAGACTCTGCGAGTGCCGTTGCAGCTTGCTGGCTGACCTCTCTTAGGATTAGGCGGCACGTATCCACACTGCCGTTCGGCAGGCGGTTTCAGCTTGCCCTCCTCATAGAGTTTGTGGATCTCACCCCCAGGAAGGAACGCTTTGTAGAAGTCTTTGCGGAGAGAAGACAATATTTTAAATGTAATTCCATAGCTGCCACCGGTTGTAAGATATTTGATAAACCTCATGAATTGCGGACTTCGGAGCACGTCAACTATCTTCATTGCTGTATCAGCATTTGTTTCCTTTATTCCAAAACAGTGCTCAGTCAATCCAAATATACCTGCACTATCATAGAATGCGCCTTGTTGGGTTCCATCGCTCAGCACAACCTTTGGAACAAACATATCTATAGTTTCGCTTCGTGGCAAATGAGGGCTCTTGGTACTGGAATACAATAATTTCAGTTTAGACTTATATCTCATGGCCTCGTCATTGGTTGTAATCGTTCTGGGAATTCCTGCGGGGGTCGTTCCTATTATTATATAGGGATGTGCATCATTACGCACCTTTGACATCCAAGGTCGCACGTCGCTAAGCGCCTTGCCTTTTGGGACGTTACTGCCAAACTGATAGGATCGTGGAAATACTGCGAGACTAATTTCCCGACTATTGGACAATACTTGGTCCACGAGTGCCAGACGTGCGGATGGAATGTAACTCATGTCATGTAATGGAACAGAGTCGGCGACACCCTCACTATCGCAAACATCCGTATTTGCTCTCATTGCAGTTCTTTCTACAATATACCAATCGATCCCTGGTAGTGATGTGCCTTCGAATATCTTTGAAGCTGACGGTCCGTCATGCATTTCTAAATATCTCATAAAGTTATTTCGAATCAATAAGTCCTGTAATGGACTTGACACTTCGCGCCAGCCTCGCGGATGAATAAACAAAAGAAAGCCGGACTTGTTAATTTGAGCATCCATAGCCCGCTCAACGAACTTTTGCCAAATCGGGCTCCCACTTGACTTTCCTCCTGAGCCTTCCTTGCTCTTGTTGTATGGCGGATTCCCCATCACTACACCGAACTTCATCATTCCCTCTGTCACAGGCTTCTTCTCACTCCCCGCCTTCCACGCCGGCCCGTTCGGTCCCTCAACCCACGCCCCTTCCAGCGAATTACCACACGCAATATTTGCGTTCCTGCCGAATACCCGACGTGCAATTGTGACGTTTTTAGGATTGAGCTCCACATTGAACAGCATATTCTTGATGATGTGTTCAGACCGCTTGTGATCGTCAGGGATGGCCTTTGACAGACCTTTCATCAGCTTGACGTACGCCACCATTGCAAAGTTGCAGATCCCTGCCGCAGGATCCAAGAAGGTCCCCTTTGGGTTAGTCCATGCGTCTTTGTCGTATTCGCCCAGCTTGTCCAGCATACACTCGATCAGACTCGGAGGCGTGAAGACCTCACCAAATTTATCTTTTTCCGCTTCACGAATTTTCAAATATTTTTCCAATAATGTCTGAACCTTTGCGGGAATGTCCTTGCTGCTACTTTCGCCACCGCCTCCCTCTTTCCACATTCGGTAGATTTGTGGGTCATCGCCGGAACGGGAGCTGATGCCCATCTTTTCCCTGATGTTGTCGTAGATATTCTGTAGAACCTCTGCTACTTCCTTTTCACCCAATGTTGTTCCGCGCAATGTATCAATGTAAACGCCCAAATGGTGCTTCATGTTTTTGACACTCGCGACCACTTCCGATATATTCTTCTTCGGAATCTCATCTTCTTTGATTTGCTCAACGGATTCCGCTTGTTTTCGAGTAAACAGACGCGGATCGTCCCTAACAGCCTTCTTCAAATCTTCTATCGTGCGATATCCCTTTGCCGCCAACTCGGACGCCTTTTTATCTCCAATGTACTTGATTACCTCGAACAGTTTGCTGGGAACTGGCTTGTATGTCGTCATATCATACACGTTCTTCATATAGCACGCAAGTGCTTCGAACTCTACCACTGGATTACAAATGCATGGATCCTCGTACACATTAGTATGCGTTTCAATATCTTTGAACGCACTGGTTGCACATCCAAGCAAATCAACATCGTCGCACGTAATAGCGAGCAATGCAGTGACATCGTGATAAAACTCAGACAGCTGTTCGGGAGTGAGTTCCTTGATCTGTTCCTTTTCGGGTTGTTTGCTTTTTGGCACGCGCGCATCAGGAGCCGGTGCACCCTCATCTTCTGCGGTCCCGACAAGTTCAAGATCCGCTTCACGAATCGTACCCCTCTCCAATTTTTTTGCTTCGACATTGCCGACATTCAATTGCGAATGTGCCTTCAGCAATTTCTCCAACAAGACTCTGTCTTTCTTAAGCGCTTCATCAATCTTTGTATTGCGTTCAATCCTGGCCACCTCGGTCGTAACCAACGTCGTTATGCTCCTCAGCTCCCGATCAAGCTCTTCTCCCGTGAGAGCCGTGGCGAAACCTCCCGGACCAACCCCATTGTAGCGCCATTCTTGCAAAAAACGAACCACCGCAGCCCGCTGTCCCTCTTGCGAACCTGACGTCAGCTCCTTGCGTTGGCGAAGCAAATTCACAGAAAAGCCAATAAAACGGTGAGGGTTCATGTCCAGATAATAACCAAAGTTCTTGCCAACTGATTCGGTAAGAGGGCGGAACATGGTCTGGTATTGGGAATCAATGCCGCTCTCATCATTGAAGTTCATAACCACATCCGCACACGCCAGGCTGACACCTACTTGTAGTTTTTGCGCCGTCAGAACTATGAGGCTCTTGTCAACTCGGTTCGCTTCTGCAAACTTTCGGTTGACGTAATCTTTCGCCTTACCGGCACTCGTGTCATCTTCCGACATGGTAATGATGTTAAAATGCTTAGCCAGTCTTGTCGACAACACAGTTTTTTTCACGGCATCCGCATAAGCTTTGAAATTTGCCGAATGTTCTTCTCTTCCACCATAAGGAACAAACCACAACTGAATGTGACGTCGGTCATTGTTCCGCCTTCTTACATCGTAACCCATTGTGTACAGAAATCCGTAGGGCCCATTCGTGTTGACGGCGCAATCCGCAGCCAACGGACAGCCGTCTTCGGCCAATCTGGGCAGTTGGGTTAGATCTTGTTCAAGCTTCCTTACTACCGTCTTGGCCCAATCTGTTGATTGAACTCCGGACACCTTGTACTCCTCGTCGTGCGTGTTCCAAGTAATTAGTGTTGGGGAACTAGAATATTCACGCTGCAAGGCGTCCAGCTCATCTTCGGTTCGAGTATTGAACATGTCGTGGATGATAGTTCGTAACACACCAGTTCGTCGCTGAATGATTTCGTTTCTAGCAACGGTGCCAGTGGCACAGAACTTCATCGACTGTTGGTCGCCGTATTCCCACGTAATGAGACTATTCTCATTGAATATCCGCTTTTTGTTCTTGTCCGCAAAACCTAACAAAGAGGTGTAGGTGGCAGTCACACCCACAAATATGGCGTTCTTCTGCTGCAACAATCGGTCGAGCTTTCCGTCCGACGCAATTCTCTCGCCGCCGATGTGCATTTCATCGTAATAGACATCCACACCGTGCGTTCCTTTCTTGAGCAGATCATTCACAATCTGTGCGTTGGTTCGTTTTCGTACATCTTTCGTTTCATCGGTGCCCGCGAACAATCCGTAACCCATCACAGTAATAGTGCGACCGTTAGTTATGAACTCGAAATAGTTACCCCCCTCTTTTCCAATATCACCCCTAAGATTTGGTATCGCTGCTCGAAGGGGTGCCTCAAACTGCTTGTAGGTATCACCCTTTGCACCCAACAGTATTAGTGCGTCTTTCTTTTGTTCAAGGCGACGCGCGATCATTGCCGCTACGATGAATGTCTTGCCTGAACGAGGAACAGCTCCCCAAACTAGCCGTCGTGTGCCCTCGTGTATGAGTTTTTCACTCGCTTTCACGAAATACTCTTGATGGAATCGTAAACTTAGTGTAGGAGTATTCATATAAGATTTTCCACATAACACCTTGTTGATATCCTCGTCACCTGCTTCACGCAACATATTCGTCAAATGCCTAAACCAACTGTTGTGCAACGACGTTCCAACAATGAAAGCGCTTTTGTCTTTGCTCACCTTGAAATACGCCTTGTCTTGTTTGCGCTGAATCGCGGCATCCAGGTCTTCAGCGTTGTTGACAAACAGCGCATAATCTGTGTTGTGTTTGTCAAAGCCAGCAACATCAATCTGTCTGACCATTTCACCCAGCCCATAACGAGAGGCGTCGCCACTTTCCTTGCCGAAATACTTACACTGAATGATTAGGCGATGCTTCCTGTTTTCATTGCCAGGATGGCAAATAGAGAGGCTGTTGTCGGTGTGATCGGAACCGGGCCACTGAAGCTCGATGTCAACTCCCGATAATCCGCCTTGGCTAGCCTCCGAGCCGAGATTGATTCTTTCATCCAACACATTCACACCTCCTTGGAGAACCTTTGCATTTCCGCAGACGTAGTTTCCACCAGATGGAGCAACCACAATGCGTTTGTCGTGCTCACGAGAAAACAACCAATTGCTGTCGTATCCAAGAATGAGCAAAAACCGTAGCATCATTTCAAATACGTGATTGCGCGAAGGCGACCTGTCAAACTTGCCTGCGCCGACAGGTGGAAATTTTTCAAGGAATTCACTGAACGTCAGCTCTGGATTGGTCCGGACACGATGCTTCAAGTAGTTAACCAAAGTCAGCAAAGTTGGTTTGCCGTCTCTTGTGTTTTGAACAAACCATTCCTCGGTCTCCTTGTACGTCATTTCGGCACATCGTTGTTGCAATTTGACTAATCGGTTACGTTGGTGCGCCACTTCTTTTTCGAGACGTTCGCTTTCCTTACAGAATGGGCGTGGTAGCCGTGGCGCTAAGGATCTGGTTTTGGAAGCAGACTGAGTAGACGCCATCTGAGTAATGGTCAGAAGATATTTGCGCGGTTGGTGGCGATTCCCGCACCCACTTAAGCCTATCAACTCATTCCACGCCATGTGGTACAAGATCTGGCTCAAGGATCCCGAAAACATGCCGCAAACTACCTGCCAGCTTGCCGAAAGTTTGGATCGTCGATAAGAAAAAGTCTGCCCACATTGTTACCTTTCGCTTGCTCACGCAAGCACAATCTCCGGAAGGTTCGTCATCTTCACCCACACACCCGGCGCCGTCTCAAGCTCGCACTCCGTCCACCCGTTGGCGTTCCCGAACCAACGATTCGGATTTGACCTCTGATGCGCTTTCGCAAACCCTGATGGCGATTTGTACTCAACACCCGCATGTACCAGCCTGTTGAGCTCCTTGTTGTACGTTGCCGTCCACACCTCATTCGTGTGGATGTGTCGTACTCGTTGTCCGTCACGGATGCACTTCCGCATGTCGCGCATCCTACCTGGCATGAGTGCCGCTGGTGCTGCGACTGGTGCCGCCTCCATCGCCGCAATCTCACCAAGCAAATCGTCGTAGTTCACCTCGGAGAGTGATGCTCCGAATTCACCTGATTTGCCAACCGGCTTCCGATGTTCCACTATCCCTGATCCCATGTTCCCTCCTGCCAACCCGACAGCGTCAGCAGCTGCACGCTTCCATTTGTACGGCACGCTTACCGTCGCCTCGTCTGGAACACATACCGTTCCGCGTGCCACTCCAACCCCAGGACGCGTGCTTACATTGAAATAGTAAGTCGCAGGTATCCCTTCGTCATGATCATAAAACCCGTGCGGCCCAGTGATCGTCTGGTTGTCCACGATGCCGAGGTACGTGAATGCGCCGGGTCGTGCTCGGTAAAACACATGCGTTATGTGTTGACAGCCGACAACCAAATGATCTTGCCGTCCGCTATTCTGCCCATTCCAATAGACTAAGAGAGGAGCATTAGTAGTGTCCTCGTATTCCTGGTAGATCTTGTCTGCGGCGTAGTTTCCCTTTGTGATCCAAATTGATGCAATGCCTGGTATGTGCGCATCCATGCTCGGAGCCGCCATTTTTGAGGTGAAACGAGTTGTTTTGTCTCTGAGTGTTTGCCGGTGAGGTGAGAGTAGGTCAGAGCGTTCCTAAATGAGTGAGTGAGCGAGGAGGTGTGGTGCGTTTTCGGAAGCGGATTCTGCCTGAGTAAGTGGGACAAATAAGCAATCAATTTAGCAGGACATTGGAAAGTTCAAGAAGCGAAAAATGTTGTCTTGGCTTCCCCCTCACATCCGCATCGCCCGCACTTCCATGTAGATCGGCGCCTCATCGCCTGTCGCCACCCGGTTCGTGATGAGGAAACCGTGTATATTCTAATGTTGTAAATTGATTCGGTATGTTTCATCTCGTCACTACTAGCCGAAGAGGAAATGGCTGCCTCTGCCTCTGCTTCTGCCTCTGGAAGGTTGCACGTGAGCGTGGTTCCCAAAGACAAAAAGGTGCGATCGGAAAACGATACCTGGCCCGTATCAAGGATTGTCGAGGAATACGTGCCTCCCACAGACTCTAAGGAGAACCAAGAACGCGCACGCATACGAGTTCCAGAGTGTCAGCGTGCATGGGGATGGGAAGGGAAGCTGGGGCGGCAACGTCAGATGAAAATCATCCATTCGATTCTCCAGCAGTACCCAGTGCCACCCCCCATTCTAAGCCACTCTCGTAACGACCAGGGGGGAGACCGATACGAAGTTTACGATGGGCGGCATCGAATTGAAACGATTCAGCGATTCTACAACAACAAGTTTCCAATCAAGGTGCCGATCGATGGCAAGAAGCGAGACGTCTATTATCGTGATCTGAACGATTACGATCAGATGACCTTCAATCGCGCAATGATTCCCATGATTATCGCAAAAAACGCAACTCGGGACGATCTGAACGAAATCTATGGACGTCTAAACGATTCTGTTCCACTGAAAGACAAAGATCATCTCTGGGCAGCCAAAGAGAAGCCCCTCATTCAGTGCACGTTCAGAATGTTGAAGCGATTTCGAGAACGCATCTTGAAGGTGATGAAGATCGATTGCGCTCCCGACGCAGGGAGTTTTCGAGATATTCTGCCGCATTGGATTGCCATCACCGTCGGAGCAAACGAAAATGACGCATCCACAATGACCACGTCTCATATCAGATTGGCACCCTATCTCGATCGGCCTCTGCACGGCGACAGTCGAATTGAAAATTTCATTGAGTTGCTCCTGACGTTGTATGAAAAAGCCGAACGGCACACACCAACAAAAAACAAGAACAGGGATAAGGCACTCGGAAAGATAGGCAAGTATACTGTCTTCTTCGCTGACGACCTCTTCCGAACGCGAGAAGTCAATCTTGCAAAGGGCATTCCGCATGGGGTAACTGATCAAGCAGCCCTCGAGAAATGGACAAAAATCATTGCACACGACAGAAAGAATAACTACAACTTCGTTCAATTGTCTGGAGCACAAAACATCAATGCTTCCAAACTTGCCAAAATGCAGAACAAGATTGATCACTGGTGTGCGACTGGAGAAGATCTTGATGAACATTGTGATGATGATGACGACTTTCATGAAGTCGAATAATGCCTCAGCGACATCTGCTCCGTCGCCCCCACCCACTTAAGCTCATCAACTCACTCCACGTCATGTGGTACAAGATCTGGCTCAAGGATCCCGAAAACATGCCGCAATTCCCAACGGAACGCCTTTTACCCATGTCGGCGCCGTATCCAAAGACCGAGCCATTTGGATCATGTGGTCTGACAGAACCGAACCTATCGCATCAGATTGGCTCAACAGGATGTGGGACGAAGAAGGTGAAGTTCGTCTTGAGTCTTATTCTGATTATCCCCCTCCAACTAACCACAAAACAACAAACTGAATTTGATGAACACGTCGCCGACGCAAAACGATGGCCTTTTGACGAGTGATCCCACCGCACCCACTTAAGCCCATCAACTCCTTCCACAGCACACAACCCCGATGTCCGATCTCGCCCTCACTCCCGACACTTATTGTCCGCCCAAAAACACTGAAGGCGTCTACGAGGACAAGTTGCCCTACGGCACACGAGACCAAACCTACAATTGCCCGTGCAGCGCCAGCAACCGGTCGTACCGCCGTACTACTCTGAAAACACACTTCAAGAGCCAAACTCATCAGCGCTGGCTAGAGCGAATGAATGCAAATCGGGACAATCATCTCCAACAATTTTTCAATCTCCAAAAAGAGACCGCGGCCACCGAGCGCAGTCAAAAACTAATCATCGCTGAACTCCAGAAACGAGTTGATGCGGCAGAAAACCGCACCAGCGGACTCGAACACATCATCCGACTCAGGGACACCCGCATCCAAGAGCTGGAAACCGAGCTGTTCGCACTGCGGCCTCCAACCGCCGAATATGCAAGAGGGTATATGCAAGAGGGGTAAAATAGTGAGTGTGGTGACCGATTATCTGAGAGCCGTGTTTAGGCCGCCACCAGAGCCCAGGCAGCGCAGGCATTCACCGTATTACACCACACCGACGGAGTTGCAGACATTTGGTAGGTGAGCGAGTACAGGATCAAAAGCGGCCAAGTTATTATTATGGGCTTCATAGTGGCGAATAGCAGGGCCATGGTCGGGTAATAGTAGTTGAAGGTTGCGCCAGGCTCTTTCCACGGCACGTCCTGCCAGATGAGACGGCCGGCCTTCCCGGGTCGCGTACAAGTACCGTATGTCTTTGGCGCCTCCATAACGCTCTGAACCAGCTTGGCTCCAACACACAGCGCCAATACGATATATATGAAGCGTGGCAAGAGCCCTGCGCGGAAATATGCCACGGCCAGGGTAATCAACAGGGGCTGGAGCGCAAGAGTGGGAAGGATGCTTGCAGTCGCTACCTTGTTCAGGGTACCACACCCTTGGTCCATCCAGATAAAGAACTCAACAAGTTGCATTAGGGCGATGGCAACAAAGGATACCGCAAGAGCAGGCGTGCGATTGAATATCCACACAGCAACGGCTGCGGCGAACACAAAGGTACCAATGCTAATCGGAGCATTGTAACACATATTCACCGATTTATGATAGGTAGGGAGAAAAATGCTCGTCATTTCGGCCGCCTCACACACGTGTAGCTTCCTCGCATCCAAAGCGCTGACAATTGCTTAGACCTCCATGTAGATCCACGCCTCATCGCCCATAGCCACCCCCGTCCGCTCCCCAACGACGATACCATACTAGGCTGAACGGAGCATGTGAATATCAGCTCCGACAACCCACCTAAGCACACTACTCCCTCAATTATACAACCCAACGTCTAATCTCGCTCTCACGTCTGAGGAGGCCTCTTTATCTCTTCTCACAAAGAAGAATCAGCTGCATATACAGAAATTCTTCCACTATCACGATTTCCCGCAGCGACAACCCACTTTGGTTCAGTGTTTGACAGTGCCACCGTCTCCCCTAAGTGTTCATTTTCCGCTGAACCCACTATTCGGTTTAACACTAATCGCCACTCACCTCCGGCATATTCCATAACACTAACACGTCCACTGTTTGGACGTATCACTGTTCCGTAGTCGGGTTCCCCAATAGCAATAGTAATCCCATCCAATTCTGAATTGGACGCCGTTCGGTCCATCGAAATAGAATGTCCAAAACGAGTCCCGGCGCCCCCACTAATCACACTTCCAAGTAAAATCCAAGTTGCGTCATCTTGTGGAGATTGATAGTATACATAAACATCTCCATTGGCTGGATCGCCTGCAGCAATGACGGTACTATCAAAGGACATTGATACACTGTTTCCCAATTTTCCAGAAGCGACAGGGATTTCTATTACCTTAGTCCAAGACCAAGATGCACCTTCGTCAACTCCTTTAACAATGCGAATAAAAGATTCGTCAACGTTTGTTTTGCCTGGCGCACCAATAACGACCCATAATGCATTGTTGGCGAGATCACTTATTCCAATAGACCATCCAAAATTTGTGTCTGCATCACCACTCAAATTTCCTGTACCATCACCTATATAAGCAACGAATGTGCCATCCGTATCTCTTTCAACTACATATACTTGATTTGTTCCTGGAGCACCCTCCGCGCTATAACGAGCTGTGTGAGTTGCTCTTGACAGTACAATAGAGCGTCCATAGAAAGAATTTATAATATCGTTATATGTTATAGACGATTCATCAGACCAAGCAGTGTCATATAATAATGTACGCACTTCTCCTTGATCACTAGTTCCTGAGCTTGGAATTCCTGTTAATAGAAAATTACCATTGTTCGTCAATGCTACTGCAGTCCCAGCTTGATCATAATTTAATTGACCATCATCTGGATAACCGATCGTTTGTCCGTATTGTTCAAACGTGGCTAATGAACTATTGTACTGATACGTACGAACGTGCGCCGGATCTTCATTTGTTGCAATACCATTTTTTGGAAAACCTACGGCAAATCTCAATTGTTCGGGATCAATAGACAAACC